GAGGTTGTGGGCAGGCTGTGGAATGCGGCGGAAGCCGTACACGCGCGCGTCACCCTGCACTACCGCCGGGAGATACTCCGAGCCCTGGACGTCACAGGCAAGGGCAACCGGGACGCTCTAGTGCGTCACCGGCTTATCGAGATGTGCGGAGGCACCCGAGAGGCGGCGGTGGGCACGAAGAAGACGCCGGGGCCGTTGTACGGGGTGTCAGGACACGCATGGCAGGCGCTGGCTGTGGCTATTGTGGCGGGGATGTCTTGAACGTCATCTACAACGAGATAGACCCGTTCGCGGTCAAGTGGCTGGGTGAGTTGGTCAGCCGGGGCCACATCGCGCAAGGGAGCATACACAGTGAGTCAGTCGAAGACATCGAGCCCGAGTCCCTTGCAGGGGTCACTCAATTTCACACCTTCGCAGGAATCGGCGTGTGGTCCTACGCGCTCAGGCTCGCCGGCTGGCCCGACGACCGACCTGTTTGGACCGGAAGCTGCCCCTGTCAGCCGTTCTCTGTCGCCGGCAGAAGCAAAGGCGCAGACGATGCGCGCCATCTCTGGCCCGCTTGGTTCACCCTCATTGAGCAGTGTCGCCCTTCAACGATCTTTGGCGAACAAGTTATCTCTGAGGATGGCAGGCTGTGGTTCGACGCTGTATCGGCTGACCTGGAAGAACTGGGTTACACCGTCGCAGCGGCTGATCTGTGCGCTGCGGGCGTCGGTGCGCCGCACATCCGACAACGGCTGTTCTGGGTGGCCCACACCGAAGACAACAGACTCGCACGGGTCAAAGATACCGCCGAACAGAAGGGGCGGTCACGGGTTGCATACGGTGGCCCAGATGTCGGGCTGGCCCACACCACAGCACAGGGACAGCAAGGGAGCGCCGGGCGCAGGAGCGACGGAACGGGGCGGATTCGGGGCGAGCCTGCCGAGAACGGCGGGTCTGGCTGGGTGGCCCACGCCAAACGCGAGGGATCACAAGGACACCGGGCCCAATGTGGATTGGGAGAAGGTAGCCGCGCGTTCCAAACTGGCAGGGGTGGCCCATATGACGGACGGAGCAAGCGCCAGAACGGTGACTGTCAACAGCCTGTTAGGGCGTCAGGTGTGGCTAGCGATGGATCAGGCGCAGTACGTGGATTCTGGTCAGACGCCGAATGGGTCTACTGCCGAGACGGCGTCCAACGGCCGTTTGAACCCGGCACACTCCCGCTGGTTGATGGGACTCCCGCCCGAGTGGGACGTCTTCGGGGATACGGAAACGCTATCGTAGCTCCGCTCGCCGCGATGTTTATCGAGACGGTCATGGAGCTGCTGTGACTAACTATGCTAAGATTGAGGTGGCACCCGGGCCGATGGACCAGCCCGGGGCCGCACATGGTCGAAAAGGAGATAGACCACATGCCTGAGAGAGACTTTACCACACAGGGACGCAGATTCACTCACCCTGTCATGGGTCATGGGGACATTCACCCGGACGGCGACAAGGTGACGTTTCAGGAGTCCGCCAACGGACCAGACCGCATGGAGGCCATGGCCCGCGTCTGTGCGTCATGGGCACCATCGGTGGTCGCTCAGGACGGGAGCGTTTCCATGGCTCACCTACCCTGTCACTCGTACGTCATGGCACACGTCGCCCTGGAGCACTGCACGGAGGTGACGCCGTGATTACCACCAGCGACCCCTCAGACGCCGTCTGCGCCGCTCATGTCAAGGCGTGTGCTGCGGCAGGCAAGGTAAGCAAGGGACGGAAGGGCCAGACGGGCAACCAGCGGTATGAGTACGCGAATATTTCTGACGTTCTGGTGGCGCTCCATGATGCACTGAAAGGCGCTGGTCTAAGCGTTGTGCAGTCGGTCGACGTTCAGACCATGTATACCCGTGTGGTCCATGAGTCGGGGCAGTGGATGCAGACGACCATGCCGATTCACATCGGGGAGTCCGGGCGCATGAAGGGTGCTAAATTGTGGGGTTCCGCCCTTACTTACCATCGGCGTTACGCGCTCCTAGCGCTCATGGGAATGGCTGCAGAGGACGACGACGGCAAAGCGGCGAGTCAGGGTCGGCAAGGCAACGACACCCCGTCACAAGCCATGCGCATCAGCGAGGCACAGGTCAACCGCATCATCGGGTTAGCAAAGCAACTCGGAGACGACACAGCAACGCTACACCGCAAGGTCAAAGAGGATTGGGGCTGTGAGTTGGCGTACCTGCACACTCGCGATGCTGCGAGCCTGATTACGACCCTTCAAGGGCTGGTGGACGGGCTATGAAAGGTGACGAGTTACGCCAATATATGAGTTTCGGCGGCGGTGTGCAGAGCACAGCAATCGCGATGCTGGCGATCAATCGCGATGAACGACTGTTGCGCGTGACCGGCGGTGTGGTGCCTGAGTTGTACCTGTTTGCGGACACTGGCGATGAACCGCGCAGCGTGTACGATAACGTGCAATACGTGCGCGGCCTGCTGCTGGAGGTCGGGGCTGGCTTCAAGACCGTTAACCGACACGATGCGCCGCTGAGCAAGCACGTGTTGGACCTGGCCGAACAGGGCAAGCGGGGTATCAGCCTGCCGCCGTTCTTTGTGGAAAGCGACACTACACCCATGCCCGTGCGGCGCGGCTGCACGCGCGACTTCAAAGGGCGTGAACTCGACAAGGCGGCGCGGCTGCACTTCGGCTGCAAAGTCAAGGGTGCGCTGACGGCCCGTCAGTGGCTAGGTATGAGCCTGGACGAAGTGTCACGCATGCGCACGTCTAAGGAATCATGGCGTGAAACGTTCTATCCGCTCGTGGAGATGGGTTGGCGGCGCGGTAAGTGCATGTCGTACCTCGCAAGCGAGGGGATGACCATGGTGCAGCGTAGCGCCTGCGTGTTCTGCCCGTTCCGAAGCAACATCGAATGGCAGCGCTTGCGCGACATCGATCGCGATGGCTTCGTTGCCGCTGTGCAGTTTGAGCGCGACGTGCACGCCGCATGGGATAAGCACGGCACTGTCGCAGGACTGAAGACGCGCCCATACCTACACCGAAGCCGTATACCGCTTGATCAGGTGGACTTTACTGGAGGTCAGATGGGCCTGTTCGACTGGAACAATGAGTGCGACGGGGTGTGTGGAGTATGACCGACCGCGAACAGTGGCTACAGTGGCGCAAGAAGGGCATCGGCGCATCCGACATCCCGATAATCATGGGCATGACGTCGTGGTCGTCTCCTACGCAGTTGTGGCGGGAGAAGCGCGGCGAGGGCGACTCAGACGAGCCTACAGACCGGATGATATTCGGGATTGAGGCAGAGGACGCCGTATCTCGCATGGTGGCGGCGCGCATGAACTGGGAGTTGGACACGTCCGAGGGCACAGAGCACCCTGAGCACCCTGAGCACCGATGCACACCTGACCGTATCCGCATCGTGGCCCCTGGAACGGCCTTGATGTCGACGTTGACTGCCACGCCCAGGCTGGACCGCGAGCTCGTGGAGATCAAAATCTGCTGGCAGGACTACCACAAGCACTGGGGCGATGAAGGGCCGGCCATCCCGCACAAGCAACCCGGCGGCAACGTCCCGGCCCACTACCACGCCCAGGTCAACTGGCAGTTGTACGTCACAGGGCTTCAGAAGGGCTGGCTCGCAGGCATGATCTGCGGCGACCTGAAGGTGTACCCCGTCGAACGCGATCCGGCGCTTATCGCGGTGATGGTCCAATACGCTAACGACTTCTGGGAGTGCGTACAGACCGGCAAACAGCCGTGGGACCCGACAGAGAACCGCAGCAAAGAACTGACGCAGCAACACCCACAAGCCACGGAAGACACCCCGCTGAACCTGCCAGACCTCGAGGACGCTGCAAGGGCTTACAGCGAAGCATCGGACGACTTCACAGTCGCGAAGAAACGCAAGCAGGCGGCGAGGAACGAGCTACAGGCGGCGATGGGTGACCACAGCAAGGCTAACGCAGGGGCGTATAAGGTCGCCTGGAGCAACCGAAAGGGCCGCGTGACCCTCGACTCCAAGCGCCTGAAAGAAGACCACCCGGCGCTATACGAGGAATACACGAAGGTCAGCCCGCCCACGAGGGCGATGCGCGTGACCCCTCCGAAGGTGCTACCATGAGCGATATGAGACGCCGACCCCACTATGCTCGGCGTCTGACAACCGCCGTCACGGCCGCTACGGGTCACATGCGAACCCGCTCCTTCGGTCTGATGGCGGCGGTTGTCGCCTTATGAAGCGCACACCCCTCAAGCGAAAGCCGCGTAAGCCCAGAGGGTGGCGGGACTGCCCTAAGTGGCTCGCCGCCATCCGCTCACAAGCCTGCATCCACTGCGGCACACAGGGGCAGACGCAAGCGGCACACGTACGCACAAAGATGAGCGGGGCAATGGGTCAGAAGCCGTCAGATGACTGGTGCGTCCCGCTGTGCGCTCCGTGTCACCACGAACAGCACCAGGGCAACGAACCCAGCACACGCACGCTCTACGCCTACCTCACACGCCTATGGTCCTTTGTAGGGGTAGACCGCATGCACGACCGCAAGCAACGCGCTGAAGCCGTCGAGGAGCGTGGACCGGACGCTATAGCAGGGGTTAGCCTGTACAGGGAGATAGGAGGAGGGCTGCGGTGATGCACAACCACGCGAACTGCAACGCATGCGGCGCACTACGTCTCACAGATGACCTAAGAGCATTCGGGCCTAAGCGCCGGTCTATCTGGGTCTGTAGAGACAAGGGCGAGTGCGTGGCTATGGGCTTTACGTGGCTCAATGACGGACGGGAGAACGGACGAACATGAACTGGACACCTATCAAAGCAGTAGCATCCGCCGTCCTGGTAGACCCTGAGACGGTAGACCACGACGAGACGGAACTCACATTCCAAGGCCGCTCTCTAGGCATACACGCCAGCCCTATCGACCCTAAGACCGGGCTAGCCACATCACGAGAGATAGAGCTACACACAGGCCGCATCGTCTCCATAGGCCAAGAAGCTCGCCGGCAGCACCCAGAGCTACAGGTAGGCCAACTCATCGCGTGGCAGCGCGACAAGTACAACGAGGTGATCTACGACGGCGAGACGATCAACCGCTTGGAGACGATGACCGAGTGCAAGTGCGGCCGACGCATCCGAGCGGACACCATCATCGGCATCATCCAAGACGTACGCCCCAAAGACGCTACACCCGAGAACATCGCACGCCTAGAACGCCTGCGAGACGGGTACACGCTATGCGCTGTAGAGGCTCAAGAGGCCATAGACGCACTGACGGCCGATGTCATCACAGAGAGCGACCGCAACATGCTGGACGCATTCGGTATCGTTGGGCCGCAACAGCCATCAGACGAGACGTATGATACGAAGTGAAATAATATGCGACGGCTGCGGAATCAAAGGCGTGGCTGACTTTTACCGATACAATAGATGGCTCGCCCACATTGGCAGGAATGAGATTCACGAACAGGGCTGGAAGGTGGGCGAGCCGCACGGCAAGGACTATTGCCCAAAGTGGGTTACAAACGATAGCGGGCCTAAAGAACTGGTCTTCCACTGGAAGAAAGCTGACGGCCAAAGCTGCCAGTTGGACTTACCGTTGTACGACGACAGCGTCCAACCGCTACTCGCCGTATCCCGCATGTTTGGCGACACCGCCGTGCGCGACCTACTAACGATTTACCTGCTGGCGTGGGGGCAGGGCGGCAAGCCTGACGGCATATGGTGGTGGCCCGACGAGCACTTGGAGTTGTGCGGTTTGTCTAACAGCAAGGACAACCGTAAGGCGTTGCTCAGCCGGTTCGCTAAGCTCCAGAACACTCAACTGGTCGCGCACTACAAGGACGGTCCCTCATTGAAAGGCCCGTTGCTCTCAGCGCCGTTTTCACATGGCACAGCCAGGAGAGTTACGCTGCACCCGGCATTGTACTGTGGAGTGCGCTTTCCTGAGAATGACGCGGGCAAGCGCACCTGGGTCAAGGACTATTGCCCAAAGTGTGTTGCAGAGGAAGCGGGCGACTGTGGATGGATGGCTCGCCAAGGGTCCATGACTGAAAAAGAGCCAGGACGGACGTAAAGCCGCGCAAGGCGGCTGGAGGTAGGTAGGGTGGTATACAAGGCGTACACGGCCGCACAGAGGGCGCTAGACACCCCTACCGGGGCCTGCCACGGGATGAACAGGGTCCCGCGTAAGCAATGGCCAATATTTTCGCATTTCCACCGTATATTAGGCTGAATGAGATAATCTGACCGCATGGCTAAAGGAAAACGACACGATAAAAAAGGCAACGCTCCCAGGCGCGCGGCGCTCGACAACCAGAAGCGGGCGAAAGCGGCATCGGGCGCTGTAGACGACGACACCCGGCTAGCGATGGCGCTGGGTTCGCTCGAAGAGTTGTACCCCGACCAGTCGCGCGACTTCTTCGACCTGATCAAATCGCTTGCCCCGGCCGACGCGTTGAACGTCATGCAAGCGATGATGCTCACTCACGGGCACATGCTCTTGGATGCGTCCGTCTCTCTCAGAGACGCGGTGAAGGATGGCAGTCCAGCTAACCCGCGTATCGAGTTGCGTCGGGCGATGAAGATGGTCACGGACCTTCAGAAGTCCGGTAAGGCGCTAGCCACCATCAGCAAGGCAGTAACAGCAGCGGTCAAGGTCCGTGAACAGGTCGCCCTGGACTCGGCACCTAACCACGTACGGGTCACCGGAGCGGTGGCCGGCCGAAAGATGCTGACGACTCCAGCGCCAGAGGGAACGGTGCACTAGCGCTTTGCCTCTAAGCCGTTCACGCCTATCCTGAGTGCGTGGATCTAGTTCTCCCCCCATACGCAATGGTCGGCAGCGTTCCGTCTTCACCATCGGGACCGCAGGCCGAGTTTCACGAAGCGGCGGCTAAGCACACGTACACGTTCCTGTGTGGCGGTCTGGGCTCCGGTAAGTCGTGGGCCGGGGCCTGGGAGCTAATCTGGTCGGTACTCGAGAACCGCGAGGTGATGCAGGACGAGGGCAGAGACGGCGAACTGCTCTACCTCGTAGGTGCGCCGACCTACCAACTGATTGACGCGGGGCCGTGGCGGCATATCCTGACCATCCTCGATGAGATGTCCCGGTTATCGGGCTACAGCATAATCAAGGGCAAGCCACAGAAGACTCACCCACGACAGATACGGCTGACCACCGGAGACGTTATCCAGTTCATCAGCACCGACAGTGGCAGGTTTGCCGGCGCGAACGCGGTTGGTTGGTGGCTGGATGAGGGTGAAGAAAGCGAGAACCCGCTAGCGTCCTTCAACCTCTTAGACAACCGTAAGCGCGACCAGCGCGGACCCCGGATGTTCGGCATCACAACGAGCACCCCGACCATCGCAGGGACCGGGATAGCCCGTCTCTTTGAAGACCAGGAGGCCGCAGAGAACCCGGACTACAAGATGGTTCGCGCGGCGACGAACTCTAACCCGGCGTTCGCAGACGGCAAGTATTACGCCCAACGCGCGGCGACCATGAGCGAACGTGAGCGGCGGGTGAAGCTCGACGGCGAGATACTACCTCCCGAGGGTTCGGTGTTCGGCCTGGAGTTCGACCCGTCTAAGAGCCTTGCCCACCGATGGCGGTTCGACCGCAACCGTAAGCGGGTTCAGTACAACCTCGCGATTGATTGGGGCGGGTCGTACCACGCCTTGCTCATAGAGCACGACGAGAAGACCGGCGTAGACGTGGTGATGGACGAGTTCATCAAAGACGGCGTCCAGGTCCGCGAGTTCTGTCAGTACGTCGTAGACCAGTGCAAGAGCCGGTGGCGCATCGACCGTGCCGATATTCATCAGGTGGTCTGCGACTACAACCCGAAGGACTCCCGCACCGAGGCGTATAAGTGGTGGCGTGGCCGGGTGTCCCATCGCCGGGTTAGAAACCATCAGGACCGCACCCGCCGGCTGAACGTGATGCGCTGGCGGTTGCTGGACTCGAACGGCAACCGGCGATTGCTGTTCAACCCGGCGTTGAAGCGCACCCGCAGCAACCGGCCTGTGCTGCTGTGCCTGACCAACTACAAGTTCCAGGATCGGAGAATCCAAGGTCAGGACGTGCTTACGGATAGACCTATTCAAGAGAGCCTGTGGAGCCATGGATGCGACGCCCTCTCGTACTTCTGCGACATCCGGTATTCGGGTATGCGTATTCACGAAGAGGTGCCGGGGGACGGTCCAGGCAGAAAGCCCGGACCGCAGCGAAAAATCTAATCGCGCCACTGTAAAGCCCTACACGATATATAAAACACTCAGTGTAAGAAAAAGCTACTGTTGGTCGTCGGATGTTCCTATGGTGTAGGCATGAAGACGAACAAAAGAACGCCCCTTCGATTCACGGTAGCCGCGCGCCGGTCAGTTGCTGTTGGTTCATGCACGGGTTGTGGTCGTCACGTTGGCACCGGCGCGATTCTCAATAACGTCAGCAAGGTTGCCCTTCATATCGCCGTCGAGTGCGGACGCTAAATGACGAGCAACACGAACCAACGGAGCGAAAGCATGAGCGCGCAGTCCATTGAAAACTTTGTCTGCCAGATTAATCGGATACCCACCTTCGGCATGACGCGTCAACAGAAGAGGCAGCTGACACTGTGGAAGATCGCGGCAACGGCATTACTTGCCAGGAGCGGCTTTAGCTACAGGCAGAAAGTCGCACAGTTTAACGCGATACTGCACGACAGTCAGGGACTGTAGTTGGCGTGGCTATGACCCGCACCGCCCGATTCATCACCGCCGCCACATCCCTGGGACTGAAGCAATACGAGCTTGCCGACCTCCTGGGGCTGGGCAACACAACCTACGTAAGCCGAATCATGACCGGCAAACAGACGCCGTCTGAACCGCTTGTGAGACTGATTGAAGAACTAGCAAAGAAGGAGCAAAACGCATGAACCCAACAGTTACTCTCATCAGGGTAGAACACGACGGCGCGATCCGGGTCCGAGTGGTGGGCGGTGACCTTGCTAACGCGGACGCAGGCAGGGTGTTTCTTCAAAACCTCTGAAAAACGTACACCGTCACCGTCGTGCGATTAGTCACGATCGCTCACCGGCGGGTGACCGCCCCTATCCTACCTCTTCCCAGAATCTGAAAAGGTTGACTTTCTGCGCCGTGTGCTAACCTACGCGGCATGGCACACCCGCTCTCAATCTACCCCACATGGCAGAACGCTCCCGAACTGTGGGAGTCCACCGCTAGACGCGTAGTTGTTCAGGGCTTCGAGTTGGCTAAGCAGAACGCCGACCTGGACCGCAGGGCGCTACAACAGGCGTTACACGGCTTCTTAGACGGCGACCACCGATCCGAATTGGAAGCGCGGCTAGCGGAGTTGTACCCGAAGACCGCTCCAGCGTGGAACAGCAACGAGGCGGGGCATCGGTACTTCCCGCTCGTGTCGATGTACGCCGACCGGCTGAGCGTCGTCTTTCACAGAGAGCCCGAGACGTTCATCGTCGGCCCCGATGGTCAGCGACTGCCCGACACCCACCCGCAGCAGCTCCAGTGGAAGTCGGACCGTAAAGCGCTGAACCTGGGCATCACGCTTCAGACGGTGGAGCGCTGGATCAACAGCGGCATGCGCCAAGTCCTTCTAAGCCCGTGTATCCGAAAGGACCGCATCAAGTGGGAGGTCATCGCGCCTTATCAGGCGTACGTCACCCAGGACGTCGAGGAACCCGGAGAGATTGAAGGTGCGGAGCTCGTGCAGATTTCGCTCCCCCAGCCTAACGACTCTCACGGCAATCAGGTTGAAGACCTCCTGCTGACGTGGCAGCGGGTGGACGTCCGAGACGAGCGCGGGGTTATCTCGGGTACGCAGTGGTTCACGTGGCTGCACGAAGAATCCGGGGTCCTGAAGCAGAACCCGCTGTTTGCCGACAACGTCAACCGCTACGGTCTTCACCCGTTCAGCGTATGGCGCGATGGTCCGGTGGCACCGGGTGACTTCTGGTTGGACCCGAAGAAGGGCTGGTATCATCAGCAACTGGCGACCGACATCAAATTTTGTGACATGGACCACCATCTGCGCCACCAGATCCACAGCACACGGCTTGTGAGGGGTGTCACCGATGCGAAGGTCCTAGAGCACGGACCCGACGTCAGCATCACCACCATGGAGACAGACGCATCGGTAGAGTTCTCGACACCGGACCCACGAATCAACCTGTTGATTGACGCCATCAACTTCGATCTACGGGCTAGCGCGGTGGCGGAAAATCTCCCCGCCGACACATTTGAAGCCAGATCTTCGACCAGAAACCTCGCCGCGAAACAACTCGAACAGGCAGCGTTGGAGGTACGCCGAGAGAGGGTTGTGCCTTTCTACCTCACGGCCTTAGAACGGACATTCGAGATCCACAAACGGGTTAGCAACTACTGGGCATCGAGCCTGAAGCGCACCCGCTACGACGAAGGCGTTACGTTGGGAGTCGAGTTAGCGCCGATTCCGAAAGTCGTGGACCGCTTCCAGGACACGCAAGCGAACACCGTGGACATCCAGCACAACATCACAAGCCCCGTCGATGTGGTCATGCGCCGAGAGGGCGTCACCCGTAGCGAGGCAGAACGACGACTGGAAGCGCGTAAGGCCGACAACGAACGGTTTGGCGCTAAACGCGAGTCATTCTCTGAGAGCGCTGCCGGCGAGGGCGTCTCGCGTCCTGCTAGCGTAGAGGACTAATGTACAAAGGCGTCCAGGTGAAGATGACGCCGAAGAGGTGGCGCCTACAGGGACACGTTGATAAGCGGCTATGGAACCTCGCCGCGCTACGAGCAATGATGCTCCTTCGCCGCAGGGTCACGGTCAAGAACGTAGATGCTGACGGCAAGAAGATACCTCCACTCCCCCACAAGAAGGGTTGGTACTTCGAGTCCAAGAACGCCCCGCGCAGCAAGAACCAACCCGGCGCGGTGGATCGCCATGCCCCAGGCGACCCATCAGGCAAGCCATCGCTCGCCGTAGTCAAAGGCGGATACGGCAGGGCCAAGACACTTAGGGGCAAGAACGACAGACGAGACGGCGACTTCACCGGCACCATGTGGGACAGCCTGACCCCGCAGATCAAAGTAGGCGGGAAGAAGGGAAACAAGCGCATATCGCTACGGCTGTACTTCGCCAAGAACGACAAAGGCACCGCGCTGACACGAGTGAAACAAAAAGACGGGTCATTCAAACGCACGAAGACCGGCAAGTTCTCAAAGCGGCGGATGCGCAACCGTGACAAGGCGTCTTACATGCAGACGTCCGGGGCAGGGCTTCAAGGAAGGGTTCTGTTTATGCTGATGGAATTCTCACAAGACGAGTTGTTCGCCATCCGAAATATCGTCCTGAAAAACATCCGCCTCCGAGGTTAGCGCAGACGCAATTTTTCAACGTCGTTGTTTACATGGTTGGAACAGTACCCTTATACTTTCGCCATGTCCGACGAATCTACGACCACCACGACCGCAGCAGAGACGGTTGTTGTGGAGACGCCAAAGACGACCACGGCCTCGCCTCCAGTCGCACAGGTGCACATTCAGAAGGTCGCAGCCGACGCAGCCGCAGCGGCACTCAAAGCCAAGGCCGACGCCGACGACGCAGCGGCACAAGAAGCCGCGCGAGTAGCAGCGGGCGAGGAACAGACCAAGGCTCTTGATAAGGCGAATAAGCACGCAGCCGATCTGGAAGCGAAGCTGGCATCGGCTCAAAAGGCGGCGCAGAAACAGGCAGCGTTGGCGGCGCTACCGGGCTTGAAGAACGCCGATACCTTCCTGCCGCTGGTCATGGACAAGATCGCTTTGGGAGACGACGGGACCCTTACCGAAGACGCTAAGACGGCGTTGGGTTCCTTCCGCGAAGAGTACTCATACCTGTTCGACGCGGACACCGCCACCGGCACGACGCCGGGTAGCGCGGCCGGCCACAAGACGGCGGCGGGTCAGTTCTCCAAAGAGGACGAGCAGATCCTTGGGATGATGAACATCCCGACCAGTACAGCCAAGAACCACTTTGAAAAGCACCCGGCCCGCAAGGCGATCGGCTGGGTCTTCGGGATGAAGTAATGGCTAAGGTCAAGAAACAGAGCAAGATGCGCGAGTTCTTCGAGTCCCGAGGTGTGGATACGTCGGTATTCGACAAGCCCGTTCCAAGCGTTTCAGACGTCATTCAGGACCAGGACAGCCCGTTTGACTACATCGGTGAAGATGCCGCGATGGCTAAGTCTGAGATGCACGTGTGCACCGTCTACAGCCCCGGCGATATCGACCGAGTCAAGCGCAAAGGTGGGACGATCCTCGCAGACCATCGCGAAGGTTCCAACACCATGCTGGACATCAACCAGCGCGGCGGGGACACACAGGGCGTCGTGATGGGTATCCCACACAAAGTTCAGGCGGTACGCAAGGCGGCGCAGACCAAGCGCATCAACGAGCGCAGAACACGGAAGAAGGCAAAGACACGTGAGTCCTTTACGGAAGGTAAACACACCGGCCGACTGGTTCACGAAACCGATTACTCGCACGCCAGCGTGCGTGACAACTAAGGGGGTTACCCGATGGCGATGCAGGGATCAGTACTAGGCGCAGACCAGTACTTCATTGTGAACGAGGATTTTCTCCTTGACGCGGGCGACACGCTTCCCGCGCCGTGGGCAACGGCAGACACCAGCCTGAACGGGTCGCCAACTCTGGACTACGTGGCCAACGCTAAGGGTGGTCAGTTCAACATGCTGCACGACTCCCAGAGCGAGCAGCAGTTGGTTACGCTGTACTTCGGAGATGACGTCTACATCGACCCGACGAAACAGCCGGTGTTCGAGTGCCGTCTGCAGATCAACCACGACGGAAGCACAACGAACTTCACCGCCGATCAACGGCTGGCGTTCGGCCTGGGAAGCGCGCGAAGCGACACGCTGGACAGCGTGGCCGACCATTGCTGGTTCCTCATCGAGGGCGCGAACAACAACGTGCAGATCGAAGGCGACGACGGCACCACGGACACCAACAACCTCGACACCACGATCGACTACGAGGACAGCACGTTTCACACGTACGTCATCGACATGACCGACCTCGCGGCGGTCCGGTTCATGGTGGACGGCGTGCAGGCGACCAGCACCATCGACGTCAGCGCCATGGCCGCCGGCGATCACCTTCAGCCGCTGTTTGAGTTGCAGCGGGACCTTGGAGCGGAAGAGGATTCCGTTCTCATCGACTACTGCCGAGTGCGGGTCAACCGCTAAGGGGACATCATGGTAGCTACTCTCTCAGTCAACATCCCTTCAGCGCTAGACCCGGCGATGTCCGCAGTCATGCTGGACGGGGCTATCCGCGTGTCGGGCATCGATGCGTTTACGTGGATTCGGGTCCGACCGGCGACCACGAAGACGATTCAGAAGACTGACATCAACCCGCCGGGTGCACCGTATGCAGCCGTCGAGGGTGATGACTACGTGTTCAGCGCGATCACCGCCGGCAACGACAAGACCTACACGCAGGCCGAGTCTCGGATTGCGTTCGAGGTCGCAGCGTTCGCGGACCTGTTTCTGGACCGCACGGCCAAGATGGAGTTTGCCTCACAGATCGGCGCTTCCATGGCCCGAAAGTTGAACTCCGACGCGTACGCCGTTCTCTCTGACGGCTTTGGGGACACTGGGCCTGACGGCGTCTCCTTGTTCTCCGCCGCCCACCCGGCTGAGACTGGAGGCAACCAGGACAACCAGGCGACCACGGCGTTGACCGAGGGCAACCTTCAGGCTGCGTTGACGATTCAGCGGCGCATGAAGACGCCTGACAACATCCTCGCCGGGGTCAACCCGAGCCTGCTCATCGTCCCACCAGACCTGGAGTACACCGCGCGTGAACTCGTCGGGGCACAGATCGGCACCAACACGCAGGCTAACATTCTTGCGACCAAGGGGCTGGGCGTTCTTGTGACGCCAGAGTTCTCCGACGCAACGGACTGGTTCCTGCTCGACCCGCAAGTCTTCCGCGCCTACCAGTACGTGGCGAAGGGTTCGAGCCCGCAGCAGTGGATCGACATGGACTCCGACAACTGGCGCGTCAAGGACCGGATGTCCTACACCCAGGGCTACGACGGCTGGCGCGGTGCTTGGGGCGCTCAGGTCGCCGCCTAAAGTGGCTGATATTGCTAACGGCGCTCGCGGAGCATACCGGATTTGCGTCACTGTCCTATGTGGACGGTGCGCAGAGGAGCTGGTGTGCCCGCCCGAGGTCGATAGCAAGAAGGACGCGAAAGACTACGCTATCCGTGCTGGGTGGGGTTACACGAAAGAGTATGGCTTTCTGTGTCCACCTACGGCGTATATCTACGACAAGCGGATCAGTTCTCAGGGTGAAGTGCAGAAGCCCAAGAAGAAGAAACGCAAGCCTAAGAGCGCTGACGCCTAACGGAGGTGTCCGCTCGTGAACCAACAGATACAGCTCGATGTAGGCGGCGACGTCACCTTTGATTGTCCGCAGGGGCAAGCGACGGGCACGCCTACGGCTACGGTCTTCGACTCCAGCGGTACGTCTGTGGGTACTCATTCAGTCACGAATGACACGGTGGATACGACGATCAACGATACCGAAGCGGCCGGGTCGACGGCGCTGACGCTCACAAGCACCACGAACGTAACGGCTGGCCGGCGGTACCTGATAGACAACGGGACCAATGAGCCTGAATGGGTCCATGTCAAGAGCGTCGATAGCGCAACCGTGGTGACCCTTCACGAGCCGATCGCTTATGGGTACGCTGCAACGGACACCTTTCAGGGCACACGGCTTACAGTGGCGATTACGGCCGGTCAGGCGGATGCTCTCGAAGAGGGCAACGAAGTGCGATGGGTCTACGCTGTGGGCGGGGTGACGTTCCGGCCTATTAGTCAATACGACATCGCTCGCGTTCTGTGGCCACCCGAGGGTCAGATCGTCGCCACGTGGGAGTTGAAGCGTTACGCACCCGGCATGGCCGACGACGAGGCAGAGGGCGACGACGGTGCGGGGCTGGATTACAGAGAGGCGTTGATCGTCGCAGACGAAGACGTCAGGCGGGATGTGGTGTCCCGTGGTTACTTCGTAAATCGGTTCCGTTCACATGACGAGTTCAAGAACCCGATCATGGAGCGGGTGCTTTATAACTGGGCCGTCCAGGGCGTTCACATTCCCAGCGTGTGGCAGGATGACCCGCGCGAGTGGGTAGACCTGAGACGCATCGCCTACTCGGACTCTCTGACGGATGCCCTGAATACGGCCCGTAGTTACGACGCTGACGAGACGGGCGTTCTAAGCGGGTCTGAGAAAGCGGCGAAGCTCGGCTATGCGCGGATGAGTCGATGACATGGCGCAGGAATCAAGCAAGATTCTGGACAACACCATTACGCGGATGGAAGCCGTGACGGCGCGCACTGCGATCGGCGGGCGAACGACGTTCAGTCACTATGACAAGGCGTGGGACGGGGAGAAACTAGCCACTCTCTCTAAGCCGACCCGCCGCTTTGCTATCGTCATCAGCGGTGAGCACGCGGACTCGGAGTTAGAACGGTTGCCTCAGACGGCTGAAGGCTTCCCAACGGCTATGACGTTCGATGTGGTGATCGGGTACAAACAGGGCGGCAACGCCTATACGCTGTACAAGGCGATCTCCGAAGACATCGATGAAATCAAGTATGACCTGGGGCGTACGGACGGCGATCGGTACGACCAGTCAAACACAGGGATGTGGCGGCGCACTGTCGGTGAGTCGTCCATGGAACTAGACGAAGGGTCAGGTGGTACGCTGCTGGTAACATTGCCGGTGACGTGTGACTACCTGCCGACATTCTAAGGGGGCGAGATGAGCAGCACAGCGCCAAAACTTGCAGGTCTGGGCAAGGTTCAGATCGGCGGTGAAACCGCGTTCGGCACCGAGGCGGCAGCGGCGGATCTGGTGGATATGCGCGTTATCAGCGTAGACCGTTCAGGGTTGACCCACGAGGCCATCCCGAACGAGTTTCAGCGTCAGGACTTCTACGAAGTGGAGCCGATCCTTGGGCGCAAGAATGGCACCATCACCACGGAACACTACCTGCACGGGTTCAACTCGTCGGTTCCGTCGGCTGCATCTACCCACCTGACGCCCGAGAACGACGCAGCTACCGGGTTCGATATGCTGTTTGGCATCATCGCGTCAGCGTTCGGTGACCAGATCACGCAGGGCTATGTGGATGGCGACTCTCTGAGTTGGGGCTCGCCTGACATTACGCTCACCACTGCCACGTCGTTTGACTCAGGCCAACTGGTAACATGGAAGATTGGAACGAACCCGGAGACGTATGCCAGCGGGTGGGTGACGAACAACACCGCAACCGTGCTCACCATGGTACACACGACCAACGCGAACGATCCGCAGGGTGACACGCTGTGGGGTTCGTACACGGCCGGTGCCAAAGCTGGCGACACGTATCGCAACGCCTTTGGTACGTCCTTCAGTATCAAGATTTTCGGCCACGATGCCGATGACGTGACCACGTGTTTGGGTTGTGCTGTGACGGGTCTTCAGATGTCCTTTGAGATGGGCATGCCGCCCAAAATGACCGTGACATGGGGCGTGGCTGATTGGGACGAAGACACCAGCGGCGGCGCTCCTGCGGTTATCACATGGGCTTTTCCGGCACCGGAAGCCATCAAGGGCGCGCAAGTGGTCTACGGGCTGGACACCAGCAGCACGCAGTTCATCTCGAACCTAACCTTTGACCTAGGTTTGGATGTCCGCCCTGTCTTGGACTACAACGCCATTGAGACAATCGGACAGTGGCAGACCGTGGACATCAAGCCACGCATCACCTACAGCGTGTTGCGTGACGTCAGCGCAGAGCCGACCACCTTTGCAGCGTTGACCACGACCAACCCGTTTGTGGCAACTTTTGGCGACACCCCTGGCAGAATCATCAGCCTGATTTTCCCTTCTGCCATCATCGCGGAGTTCCCGTCATTCGAGGACGGGGACGGAAGCATCATGAGCCCTGTCACCCTCTTGGCCGGGTACAACACTGATAGCGGTTCCAGCAGCGTGACGGACACCATCTGTCGCGTGGCGTTCGGCTGATAGGAGCCTGACCCGTGGCGATGCCTCCGATAACCCTTACACGGGAGACAGCACGGCTTATCCACCCGCTGGATACGGCTATTGACGTCAAAGCCACGGGTGAAAAGGCGCTGATGGCGTATGCGTCGTGTGATGACCTGGACGTCGGAAACCTCGTTCTAAAGCCCGACGTCGAACCTACGTGGTACGAGGTCCGCGCGCTGAACGACCGCGAGTCTCAGACGGTAGACGGCCTGTTAGGCGCATCGGTGGACGCCGATGACTCAGACCGCATCATGCTCCAGGCCGAGTGGATCATGCAGACCATCCGCGTAGGTCTGGTGAGCGTCGATAACCTGGAAGGATGGGACGACGACAAGCGCTCCAAAGAGTTCGGCATCATGGTGTGGGACGCGGAGCTCGTTTCAGCGTTGGGCATCGCGGCCACATTCCTCTTCAAAGCCATCCGAGCGCTGACCATGGGACCCATCGAGGATAAAAAAAAATCCTCTGGCTCATCGGAAGACAAGCCCAGTGGAACCAGCGAAGTAAAGGAGCCAAAGGCCACCGAGACGGCCCGCGACCCTTTGACGGTTGTAACCACGCCAACGAAGAAGACGGGCGGTCGTGCCGCCTAGTAGGGGCCGCTAAGTGGTCAGGCACCTTCAATGCCATCGACGGATTAGACGTCTGCCCTACCTACCTGATGAATCAGTACGACCCTTGGACCGATGCGGTGGTTGGTTTGTACAACGACTATGACGCGGGCGTTATCGAAGGGTGGCCGAATGACTACTCGGCCGGGGTGTGTCGTGCGGTAAGATACCTGCGTACGGAGGTAAACCGTACGGTGAACGAGCTACAAGAGGCGGCGTATGGCGGGCGGTAAAAAGCGGGGACAGGTCGAAGCGCTCATCCGTCTGGTCGGTGAGGACGGGGTAACCAAACTCATCGAAGACACGCAGAAGCGCTTGACGGGTCTGGACAAGCAGACCAAGCAGACCGGCAAAAGCACGGACGACATGGGCGTGTCATGGGGCAAGGTAACGATGGGCATTGCGGCTGCCGGTGCAGCGGTGGGCGCAGTCGTGCTCGCGGCCAAAGCAGCCAATGACGCCATCCTGTCAGCCGCGCAGGACGACGCGATAGCGCGCGGTTTCAACCGTCAGTTCGCACACCCACAACAGTTCCTGATGGAGTTGCGCGAGGCGTCCGCAGGGCTCGCTGACGACCAGTCGCTTCTGAAGTTCGGAGCGCTCGCTAAGCGTGCTGGGCTCGACATGAAGACCACCAGCCGCCTCTTTGAACTGACAGCCAAAGCGGCCACAGACACCGGGATGGAGTTCACAGAGAGCCTAGAGCAAGTTCTTGAGGGCGTCATCGGTCGGTCAAGCGGTTTCTTCGAGGACCGCTTAGGCATGGCGGTTGACTTCGGGCGAGACGTGTCAGAGGCCAACGCCAAACTGAAAGATCTCGGCGTTGAACTGACGACACAGGAAGAGATAGCACTCGCCACTGAGGTGGCCATCCGTGAGATGGGTAAGCAGTTTGACAATGTAAAAACAGCGGGTGCGGTAGGTCAGGTGCAGGCGCTGAACACCCAGTTGGCCAACCTGCAGCGCGACGCCAAGCAGGCGGCTGCGGATGTGGCCACGACATTCCTGAGGTTGGGCGGCGCGGTGAAGACGAATGCCGATGTGATGAACAGCAACTTCGACGCCACGAAAAAGGTGTTCGACGGCATCAAGGACCTTAGCAGAGTAACGACAGACTACGACGACCATCTGCAGTCGTTGACCGTAATGATGGAAGACAGCGCGGGCGTGACGATGTCCCTGAAGGGGTTGATTCAGAAGGAGGCTGAATCCCGTGTCACGCTGGCTGACGCCCTGGGCGACGAAGAGGAGTGGCGTCGCCTGGTTGATATAGAGGTCGTCAAGCTGACCGCTCACACGGGCCTGCTGTCGCGAGAGATCAAGATTGAAGACCAGGCCCACGCCAGCCTGACCAAGCGGCTGTGGGCCGAGGTCAAGGCTCGTCAGGAACTGGCTGGCTCGTTTGATTCGATAGACAAGCCGATTGACGTGGGACTGCTAGGCAAGCCAAAAAGACCTAGAGGCGGCAGGCGGGCGGCGCGGCTAGCAGCGGCAGCGCAGAAGAGGTCGGAGGAAACGCGCCGCGAGATGGCCGCCCTTTTTGCGCAAGGCCCGGGTGATCACGAACGGCTGGCAGCGAAACAAGCCCAGGTGGACGCCACACTGAATCAGGCTGAAGCACAAGGCAAGTTGAACGACGCCGAGGTTCGGCTGATTGAGACGCAGATTCAACTGGGTGACTCGTTTGAGGGCATGTTCACAGGCACAGGCGGCATCGAAGGGTTCGCGTCCGAGATGCTTACCATGGTCGATGCCGTAGACGAGTTCACAAAGGCGGGCCGATCCGCTGGCGATGCATGGAAGAAAGCCGCGCCGGGTATGGTAGCCGCATCCGCTAAGGTCGCTGCGGGCTTCATAGACGACCAACGCATCCAGGCTATCGTGATGGCCGCAATCGAGACGGCACACAGCATTGCGTCGTTTGCATCCGGCAACATCAAGGGCGGGGTCATGCACGCAGCAGCCGCTGTCGCGTTCGGCGTGGCAGCGGCTAAAGCGGGTGGGTCTGCTGGCGCGGGTGCAGGCGGTGGCGCGGCACGGGGCACACCGCAGTCACAGCGCAACACGCTACAGGGCGCACAGCCACCTCCGGGGCAGGGAGGCGGGACTAACAACATCGTCATCAACATGCGCGGGGCGATGCTTCACGGAGGCAACCAGCAGCAGTTCATCCGCACACTCGGCAAGAACCTCGAGGACGAGACACGCCGTCGTAGCGCGGTCAACCCGGAGTTCGCACACGGCTAATGCCAGCACCGCACACCACGTATCTGCAAGGGTCCTTTCGCGTCACAGCGAACGCCACTATCCGTTTCACGGACGACCCGACAGGTACGCCCACAACCAGCGATTGGGTAGTCACCGCAGGGACCACGTACAACAGCGTTGACCAGTTGCTATCCGCCTGGACAACGCAACTCGTCTCAGACCTGGGGGCCAGGTTCAGCGTCACGGCGATTGACTACACGGCCACCATCAACACCGCAGGCATCTGTCAGGTAGACACCGCCGGAAGCAACTACTCCATCACGTGGAGTCAGGCGGGTGACGGGACGGACCTTCGAGATTGGCTTGGGTCTACGGGGGACATCACCGACAACGCAGACGGCGGATTCTTTCAAACGCCCATCCCTGCGGCGTGGTATCCACAACAGGCGGGGCGTATCGTACGCAGGGCGGCTAGCACACGGCATAGAGGGGTGAGCCTAGCCCTGGACGGGACCGTAGCCTCACAGGGCCACACAAGCCCGTCTGATACGGACGTTGTCACGATGGCGATAACCCTATGGTTTGGGGCGGCTAACAACTACCACAGCCACCAGTACCTTGAGTCCTTCATAGACGCGGTGTTCGATGAGGACGGCGGCGGTGAACCGTGGTCTATCTTCGATGACGGCGACCAATGGGTGTGCCGGTGGACCGATAGCCCGCTTACCGTCGTGCCCGAGCGCGTACCGGGGGCCACTGATGACGGGCTGTGGGAGGTCACCTTCAACGCGGTCGCAGAGGTGGCGGCATGGTAGGTCTATTTCGCAGCCAATCTCTCAAGCGCATCAGCAATACGCCCAAGGCTATGCGCAATAGATCCCTCCGTTTCTTTGAGGGCGTTGTGCACAGCCGCGTCCTTCACGGATTTAATCCATGGAGTGAGTTGATCCTGTCGTCCGCTCGATATCGGCTTCTCGTGGTTTTCCCACCTAAACCACGTCAGACGACTGACATTGAACAGGTCAGCGGCCTGAGCCTGCGTGAGCCCAAGATCCTTTCGGCATGCCTTGATATTTTCAGGGGTTGCTTTCATTGGACAGAATGTAACACAGGTGAGGAATGGCAGACCATCGCATAGACGTACATCTGCGGGTGGCCGACTCTAACGAGGACATCACCGTCAACTACAACGCGGGCGGAAACAACACGGTCACGTTGACGGCAGGGTTGTACAAGTCGCTTGCACTCCTGTGTGCCGAAGTGCAGACACAACTCCAGACGGTGCACGCATCGCTGACGTGTACGGAGTCAGACGGCGTGGTGACGATCGCAGGCACTGCCACGTTTACGATCACATGGGACCACCCGTCTCTACGTGATTGGCTTGGGTGGGCTACCAACCTGAGCGCCGCTAACTCATACGTAGCGCCGTCTCAAAGCCCTGGAACGTTCGTAGCTACCCTGCCGTGGGAGACGCTAAACTACGGCTGGATGTGGACGACGAAACGGTGGGAGGGTCATCACCAGACCGGCGGGTCTATCAAGCTCGGCAAGGTGTCGATGTGGCAAGTCAACGCCAGGTTGACGCAAACGGAGTTAGACGACGAGTTTAGAAACCCGATGTCGTATCTTCTACAGGGCAAGGCCGCGCGATGGTGGCGGAACGACGCCGACAACACGGCGTGGAGTTACACTAACTGGGATGGGTTCGTAGACGTGATTCTAGCGGGGGACATGGCAGACTACGCAGAGCAATGGTTGAACCCGAGCAACATCGTGCTCTCTGCGATGGTGCCGCTTCGGTTCGTGGTGCACGGCTAGATGGCTACCACCTTCACGGCAGCAATCGCTAACCCGGATGTCGGTGTTCGGTTCTACCTGTACATCGAGGGCATCCCGCACATCTTCATAGACGGTGCAAAGCCTGTAGGCCCTAACAACGGGGCATGGGCCGCTCCCACGTCTGGCGGTCGTTCCTACGCAATCAAAGAGCACATGCTCGACGTGTCCAACGGCGTCAAGGATGTCGGCCCCGAGATAAGCCGGCGCACGGGCGAAGTCTCTCCGAGTTCGATGACTGTCACCCTTCAAGAGAACCGGGCAGGTGACCTCCTGGACATCATGGCCCGCGAGAAGTCGGACGGTGCGCTGACCAACCTCGATACGTCTTTCGGCTACGACACCGGCGGCGGGCCTACGACCATCGGCGTAGAGGACACGTCAGACTTCGGCACAGGGGTAACGCTCTACTTCGGGCGGGAAACGATTTACGCCACCGGCAAGACAGATGCCACGTTCACGGGACTTACCCGCAACCTGTTCGACGTGGACGACGGGGCGTCTAACACCTACGGCGATACAAAGTACGTCCACAACGAAGACCTCGCCATCGGGCAGGGCTTCAGCACTATCACCGATTACCCGGCGGTCTGGCATGGCCGACACGTTCGGCTAATAGCGTTCATCGTCGGGCCGGATGGGAGGGCGTACGATACGGCCTTTGACGGGTCGGCCAGCCGAGAGATATGGCGCGGAATCATCCAGGGCAACCCGCGCCCGTTGAACGACTGGCAGCGGTGGGCGCTGCGGTGTGTCTCTATCGAGTCGATTCTACAGACCGAGGTGGGTAGGGATTCGGTGCAGGCGCGGCTAATCAAGTACCCCGGCGGGGCCAAGGCTAACAATGAAGGATGGAAAGGGGTTGATGGCAACGGGGATGGCATACAGGACGAGATAACCGATGAGTACGCATTCACGTACTACATGGACGACAACACGCGGTTTCTGGACATTCGCATCTTTGAATACGCCAACGTAACCGACTATGAGAACGGCACCACCAGCGACTATCAAGACCTGACCGGCGCGGATAGAATTGCCCTGAACCCATCTCCGACTCTTGCCGCTAAGGCTGCTTTCACGGGGGCGTTCAACGACGCAATAGAGACGGCGATTGATGCCGCGTTGACCAATGATGACCTGAAAGTGCAGTTCGTGTCGCAAGACAATGAGGGGCGCTGGCGTATTCAGGTATGGTCGGAGTCGGGTCGGGTTTACAAGGTACAGTTTCTTTTTGATATCGCTGGTTCGGTCGGACCGCTTCTGAGTTACTCGGGCAGCCCTGAGATTGACACGTTCGCGATCGATCTGGTCGCTAACGATGAGCCGCTGGCGGTCTACATTCACCCTGACTCGCTGGTGATTCCGTTCTATTACGCAGAGTCCGAGGGCATTAACCCCGATACCGCACCAGCGTCTGGGTTCGCGCGCATCGGCAACAGTGAGGTGGTGGAGTACACAAGCATCACGGACGTCGGCAGTAGCCAGAGCGCCGGTCTGTTTCAGATGAACGTGAAGAAGCGCGGGGCGATGCACACATCCCGCACCGAGCACAAGGTACGACTGAACCCCGACTGGACCACCGATGCCGAGGACGTGAAGATTATCTTCGGCTACGGCATCGACGGTGACGATCCGATTACTGCTGTGTTGAAACTGGCGGTGTCTACGGGCGATGCGTCCCATCACACCACATACGACACGCTGCCTTATGGCATCAGCGCCCCGTTGAACCCTAACCACTTCGACATCCCTCAATGGGAGAACGAGATTGACCAGTTGCCTGGACCCATGCAGGCCATCCGCTACTTCAGCAGTAAGACGCAAAGCCTATCAAGCCTGATGTCCATGTGGTTCGCGCCGTTCGGCTACTACGTATACGGGGGCGTGAACGCGGACGGTAAGTACCTCATTCAGTTAGGGCAGGTTCTGCCGCCGCTGGAGTCCGAAGCGAACACCACGGTAGGCACGTCAGTGCTAGACCTGTCAGACCCGGCGCAATACGAAGCGGGCGTTAGTCGGGTGGTCAACCAGATCAAGGTCAACTACCGATGGGATAACGCCCGAGAGAAACAACTCGAAGACAGCATCACGGTCAACGCCTACGACTCACAACGGGAGTACGGGACCAAGGGCAAACTGACGTGGAACATGAAGGGGCTCGGGCTCGACGGCGCTACGGCGGTGGCCATCGCGACCGACGCCGCTTACGGTGCGTTCGCCAGGTTCGCTCGTGTCTACGATGTGTTTCGTTTGAGCATGGACCGCACCGGATGGGACATTGAGCCCGGCGATGTAGTTGATCTAACGCTTCCAGGGGCACCCAACACAAGCGGCACACGCGGGTTTACCAACGTTGAAGCGGTGGTTCTTCAATGCACTAAGACGTACCAGACACCGATGGGCGCGGTTGAAGCGACGGGTGCTGAAGTACTGGTCATTCTTGAGCCGCATACACGCCAGACAACATACAGCCCATCAGGCAAGGTGGCGTCTAAGAGCGGGTCAGACATCACCTTGGAGGCGAACCACTTCACAAAGTCCGGGTTCTCTACAGACGCGGCGCACTTTGCTGTGAACGACGTGATAATCGTAATGCAGGCGGGTGACTTCAGCACACGCGAGGTCAAGACAATTCAGAGCATCAGCGGCAACGTGCTTAGGCTGAATAGCGCGGTGACGCTTACCGTCGGCACGTCTACGTACATCGTGCCGGATGACTACGCTGCTGTGGTTGCCGACCAACGTAAGCACGCCTTCATCGCAGACAACTCCGACCCGGCTGTATTGAGTGCACCCGGAGACACTGACGCGTATAACTACATCTAATGGCACGCACTGCACCGACTGAATACCTCGTGATACCGAACAGCGCACTAGCGCAGAACCGTCCGATCCGTGAGGGGTCTGATGGTGGTACACACTACGGCGAACTGGACATCGCAGAGAACTGCAACGAACGACACTGTAATACGGTGCCACAGGTCGTGGATACGTCCTTTGTGAACGGCGGATACATCGAAGCGCTCACCACATCCTACGTGCTTCGGGCGTTGTGGATACGGCGTCCGTTCGTGGACCTTTCCCGGTGGGAGGTGTCGGCGCTTGCGAGCCATTCCGGGGCCAACGCATCGAACATCAAGGTGGAGATGGCGAGCGATTCCGCGAACATCGAGATAAGCGTTAGCGGTACCGTGACGGCCTGGACAGAACAGACCGGCACCGTTACGTATGACGCGGCGCAGACGGTGGATACGATTGAATTGTGGGTTAAAAAAGGCACCTCGTCCACGTTACGAGTCCATGCAATGGAGATTCGCCCGTTGGCGTTGACCACCATTAGCGCGGGGATATCCACCGCCGGATTCATCCCATTCGATACGTCGGAGTTTGCTGCTGATGAACCTATGCCGACCGCCTACCGCCAATGGATGCACGACAATCTAGAGGTCATTCGCAAGACGCGTATGGACACCATCGTTGGATGGTCTGAAGACTTCGCCCGCGCGGCTGCGTCTGCATTCGAGACGACGAGCAGCACCTATGTGCTCGTGGCAGAAATACCGTTTCGATCCACGCACGGGCAGACATCCGTGGAGTGGGGTCTTGCCGGGTACCTCGACGCGGGAGGTGCTGGTACGGTCAAGCTGGAGATAGGAGAGAACGACGTAGAGGTCACGCTAGGCACTACGTGGACAAGCCCCTACACGGCAGCACAGTACGACTTTGACGCGGATGGAGGTGCCATCACGTGTATTGAGAACCAACCCCAATACCTGAACGTCTACCTGAAGGGGAATGGCGTCAATAAGGCGTACCTGATGAGTCTGACTGCTTGGTTCGCGGACATCGCCTGATGAACTGGCCACCAGTTGGATGGACACCCGAGAAGACGATCCCGAACTACTACAACGGGACGGCAACAAAAGGCGCGCACGTTCGTGATATCGACCGCGAAGCGACCTACCTTGCCTGCTACAAGCACAACATCCCTGTCATTCTGGCTAACTACTTCGCCGCCGGCACGACGTATGAGGCGGTCATCAACATCCCGCCGTTCACTGAACACGTGGCTTTCTGGTTCCACTGCACAGGCAGAGGTACCATCACCGTTACCAACGATGATGACACCTACAACAGCGTCATGGAGGTTCATGTGGGCGGCGGTGTAACGCATACGTTCGCGGATGCCGAGTGGGTCAAGAGCGGTGAAGGGCTGACAGTACCAGCAGCAAACGGCAAACACCGCGCTCTCAACTCATCATTCGAGGCAAACAACCACAAGGATACGTACACGTGGGCCATCACCGATTTAGGCGGTGGTGCAACCCTGCGGATATACGGTGTCCGCTTCAAGCCGCTGTGGCCAGGCGAGGTACAGGCACTGAGCGCGGCAACCTAACCGGCAACTAAGTTGCCACCTGTGTGCTACAATGCGCGCGTAACTTGTAGCAGGCGTAAGGAGCCCAGGTTATGGCGATTAGTAAGCAAGGTCCCAACAAGTTAGTTGACGAGATCAGCGCCACCGCACAAACGACGGTTGGCCATGGCGATAACTTCAAGCGGTTTCAGTTCTCCTGCGTGGCCACTAGTGGCGCATGGACGATCACAGTAGAAGACAGCGGTGACAGCGGCACCACCTTCTATGAGGTGTCTGACACTCTGAGTTTGGCCAGCGGTGACAGCGGTACGATCTACCTGGGTCCCGCTGCGTTCACCGACAACCTGCGCCTAAACATGACGCGAACGGGTGGCACTCTGAGCGTTTGGGAAACGGCGTCAGACGCACACCCTTTGAGGTACTAATCATGCCTATCGTTGTCTCAGGCTTTGGCTTCTACAACAATCAAGCCATCCAGCAACTTACGTATGACCTGGCATCTGACACGCTTGAGATCGCGGCGGATGTGGATCTCAAGGGCAATGACCTGACGGACTCCACCGGCGGAGGGTCGGTCAACGTACCTCAGTTGCTGACGGCTGAAGCATTCAATACGACATCCATCCCGGCGCTTTGGAAAGAGATGAACGGGGATGAGGACTCTGCCGGCGCGGGTGTCTCCTACGCTGCGGCAGGGTGCACTCTGGCAACCCGTGACGCGCAGGATTACAAGACCGGCATCGTCTACGCCCCTGTGGGTATCTGCAGACCGCACCAGAGCAGTTCATACGTGGCGACTGTGGAGTTCGATAACTTTGATGTAGACGCCTACATCACCGGCGCTAACAACTGGCTTCTTGCCATCGGCCACTATGACGGACCGATACCCCATGGCGCGCTGGCCGAGGTGCTGCTGTGGTACGACCCTGATGGTGGTGCTGGCGCTAAGTGGCAGGTTTACAAGACGCTACGGGTCAGCGGTGATGTGGCGCTCAATGACTCTGCGCCTGCCAACCTGGGTGACACTGAGCCCACTGGACTGCGACTGCGCCTTGACTGGACTGAGGCCGGTTATGAGGCGTATTACGACGTCGATACAGGCGGCGGCTTTTCTGAGTCCTTCACTGAGATCGGGTCTGGCAGGTTCAACATCAGCAAGTCAGCAGGCGATACGTCTGAGGTGAGCCCACCAGCGATTGGCCAGCGCTCATTCGGCATCATTGCCGCGCAGAACCAGGCTACGGGATCTGACGCCACTGTGCGTATCAAGGCATCCTCGATGACGGTTACCTAAGTGACGTTCGGGTCCAAGCGAGTTGGCACCGCGCTGGGAGGTGGGTTTGTCTCATCTAACTCGGCCATTACCGTCAACCTGGACAACACCCGCCTAATTGGCAGCGCTATCGATGGCACGCCTGATGAGTTGTATCTAGGTGCGCGTCCTCTGACGGCCAACGCAAATATCGACGGAGGCATCCTGTGGCGCGAGAACTGAGCCTAGGCGCACGTGGGCCGGAAGTGGAGCGCTTGCAACTGGCGCTAGACCGTCTGGGCTACCCGGAGCCTCGCTACGGTGCCGATGGCATCTTGGGTAGGTTGACCCTGGATCTGGTAGACCAGTGGGGTTTAGACCGTGATGTAGGGGTGGACTGCACACCTAACGATTCAGTAGACCGCCGGGTGCATGAGAACATCCTCAATGAGGCAGCGCCTAAGATCAGCGGCGCAGGCTACCCTCTGGTTATCGATGGGCGTTCTGAAGCCTGGGAACGCAGGCGCAGACGCAAGAACCCGATTGGGCGCATTGATACCGTCGTGCTTCACCAGATGGCCGTGAAGGACTCCGACAACATCGGATGGAAGCGCTGGCGCAAGTTGGCGATTCACTACGTTGTGACCTGTGGCCCTGGCGCTCAGACTGTACAACTCCACGATCTGGATTGGAGACAGGGGCATGCTCAAGGGTGGAACAGGCGCTCTGTAGGCTTTGAGTTAGAGGGCTACTTCGCTGGCATCCACGGTGTTAACAAGACATTCTGGCGACCAAAGAGCCGGCCCAACCGCCAACCTATGGTGCCCGACCCGATGCAGATTGAAGCCGCCTTGCAGGGCGTCAGACACGCGATAGAGACGATAGCCGCCATGGGTGGCCATATCAGTTACATCGCCGCTCACAGGCAGTCATACGGCATCAAGACGTCGGATCCGGGTCAACTGATATGGCAGGGTGTGGCGCTGCCGTTGATCGCAGAGGGTTTAGTTGAAGAGTACCCCGGCGTGCTTCATCACCCGAAGTACCCGGGACGACCGATACCAGAGGCCTGGAACCCAGCCAACGCAGGGGTCCCGTACCGATGAAATCTAACTTTCTGCGGGACGCGACCCACCTAATGACAGATAGTCAGAGCAAGATGCTGACATGGATAAGAAGAACGGTCAGCAAAAGGGCAAGGTCATATACATGAGCGTAGCGACACCACCACCGGAACCATCGGGCATCCATCCGGTCGCGCCACCGCAGGCACCCGTGCCAGCACCTCCGTTGCCCACAACGTGGTCAGGGCTCATCCGCAACCCGGTAGCGCTGCTGTTCGTGCTCGTCATCGGCGGTGGTGGTACCTACGGCGGGCTCAGCCTGCACGAGTGGGCCGAGGCGGCTAAGAGCCTGCCCGAGGTCGTGGTCGAGATGAAGGCGATGCGCGAAGAGATCAGCGCCTTTCGTGCCGAGATGCAGGCCGAGCGGCGAGACAGGCGCGCGGCATCCGCTGTGATTGAGGATGCGTTGGGTGTGGAGCCCGTGGACCGTAAGAACGTAGACGTGAAGATGAAGTCCGAGGACGATGGGGAGCCCGACTCATGAGGCAGTTCGGATTAGTCATCGTCGCACTGACCGCCGGCACCTTGATATGGGGATGCTCTAGCCTGCGTATCGAGACAAAGCCTACGGACGTCGAGTCTCTGCGCCTGGTCTGCGGCCCGCCGTCTGTCATTGAGTACCGCGTCAACGGCAAGCTCCGCTTTGAACGTGTCTCCACGGTCGAACTGCCAGCCATTCTCAAGCCCCTGTGTGCACCATGAGCCGACGAAAGAAGTTCGATCCGATAGCCAGCGCCATCGACCATACGCCCATCGCTCTCAGCGCTGACGCTCTGCGTATCCTTACGACGGCGGCTACAGCCGCGTCAGAAGCCTTCAAAGACGGCAGCCCTACCCCTGACACCGCTGAAGCGCTTATCAGGGCTTCTGTAGGCGTAGGGATGGGGCTAGTGCCTACGAACATCAGCAAAGAACTGAGAACGGCTGTGGAGGTGGGTCTGGTTGCTGCGCTGGGTGGGCTGTGGCGGTCGCTTCAGGTGAAGTCAGTCCGTGTCAGGTCGAAGTCCGCTATCGATGTCACGGTGGAGAAGTAGACCACAGCCACAGCAGGGCGCTGGCGACGCTGCTGTGGTCGTGGCGACCGCGCTGATCGTCGTATGTTTCCACCAGCCCGTTGCGACCTGTTAGCACAGCCCAGCCATGCGGCAGCGACTCGCACAGCAGGTGCCATAGACAGCCCTGCGTCGCCGGATCGGTTAGATCGGGGATGTGGTCGCCTTCTGGCGTTGTGTACCATATGCCGATTCTTACGCTGTCCAAGGTGTTCCAGTCCCAGTTACTGTGCACCGCCAGCCGCCGCGCGAGGTCTGTTTGTTCAGGTGTCATTGATCGACTCCAGTGCGTCGTCTAGCTCGATGTTGCACCTGACCTGCTCGTCTATGTCGTCACCTGTCTCAATGTTGCCGTGCCAGTAGCGGACATTGCGCGCCGCTTCGGCCACCCGCCTCAGCGACTGCAACTCCTTGAGGATGGCGGTACCGGCGTCGGGGGCGAGGGCTTCCATGTACTTTTCGACAACAGGTTCACGCCCTGTGCCCTGCAACTCACCGTATGTGAACTCCAGCCCGTATTCCGCCGCTTCCCGCAAAGCAGCACACGCCGCCCACGCTTCATCGCGTTCTTTTGTTCGCGCATCCACCACGACCGTCATCCCATACGCCATGGTCAGGTCGGCGTCTTCGATCAGATTTAAGACGTCCTGCGCCAACAGCAGCATCAGGTCGAAAGCGCGGCCGTTCTGATCCAGGATTGCACCTACATCCGGCAGGGGCTTCTCGTCTGCCATCGCCAGCGCCCGCTCAGCGCGGCTTTGCGGTGTGTCAGTCAGCGCCACGCCGGCCGCCAGGCTCGCGCCGCCCAGGCCGGCCACGACCCACGGCCGCCACGGCGGTTTCGGCCCAGGCTTCGCCTCCCATGCCGCGCGCATGATGCGCAGTCGCTTAGGTCGAGCTTGGACATGTGGCACGTCGTCCGGCAGCGAGCCCGCCAGCGGCCTCCTGACAGCACACGCAGGTCAGCGGATCGTGCGCAGTGAGCGGTTGGGACACGTTTTGTCCCAGGGCTCGGAGCGCGTTCTCGGCCTTCACTGCTCGGTCTTGCAGGGCGTTCTCACGCCAATCGGCGTTGTCGCAAGTGCATGTCGGTGGACGCTGGTACGTCGGCGACCGGCTCTCTGCGAGGTAGGTCACGATGCGGATGCACTCGCGGGTCGGCAACCCGGCGTCTTCGGCGTCGCGGAACGCGTCGTTCACCAGCCCGGACAGCCAGAGCGCCACGTCGCCGTCTTTCGGTGGTCGTGATCGGTTGATGTCCATCACATCACCTTCCCGTTCCACGGGGCGTTGCCGAACGCCAGCGGAGCCAGTTCATCGGGGGTCGGACGCCGGAACGTCCCGCCACACAGCCACTCCCACTCGCCGTCGTCTTCGTCGGTCACCTCGTCCGGGTGGTACTCGACCTCGTACACCCACAGCCCGTTGGGCGGCTCACCGTCGAACGTCTGGAGCCCGCCGCGCTGGCCGATGGCCTCGAAGAATTGCTCGGGGTCGGTAGTCGCCTCCCACAAGGCGTGGAAGCCCGCTTCGGCGGTCTGGCTGCCCTCGCCGTCTTCCGGGCGCCACGACGGGTGGCTGACGGCGATCGGCAAGCAGTGGTGGTTCATGTAGATGCCAGCGGGGCGCGAACCGACCGAGCCTCGGTGGAGCACCAGCAGCAATTTTTCGTCAATCATCAGTCGTTCTCCGTCTTGCTCAGCTACGCTCACCCGCCCGTGTGCGTCGCCGTGGTGTTCAAGTGCTTTCAGGCGTTCGCGTCAGGCGGGTCGGTCTGCTGCGCGGGGTTCCAGCGGATCATTCACACACACAGAAAGCCGAAGGACCGCCGCATCCGTCGCACGGTTCACTGCACTGGTCGCACAGCGGCTGGTCGTTCGTGTCATCGGTCGGCCATTCACAGACGATGCAGATGAAGGGCAGTCGGTCGGCTTCGTAGGGGCTTTGAATCATCGGCTATCCGTCCGTCTTTCCTAGCGACTCGTAGCGTTTGGTCAGCGAGTCAACCCCAGCCTTCAAAGCCGTGTGATGGACGAAAGCCCGGGTGAGCTTCCTGTAAGGGAGATCCAGCGTGCTGCACATGACATCCCGTAGAGCGTCCAGGAGGTCTAATTCGTCAGCGTTCAGGCGTACTACTTGGGCATTCCGTTTCATAAGCGAACGGTAACAACATACAACCGCACACGCAACAACAGAATTTATTTGCGCGGTGGGTAGGCGGGTGCTACGGTCTGGCTATGAGGTACGCAACTAACACCGCTAGCGCTCGTTCACACGCCGTCTACGGCCCTGTGCTACGCGCGTTGTGCGGGCTGGCCGTCGATGATGTGGACGACTTCACGGTTACGGTAGAGCGCCCGATCAACGCGGCGATGTGCGGGACCTGTCTTCACAAGATGCGGATGGTTGCCAGTGGCCACGAGATAGCCATCCGGCTGGAGAACGGCGCGACCCTCAAAGAGGTATCGTACGACATGGGCATGTATATAGACGCCGTCGCGAACCGATACAGGCTCGCTATGGAGGTGGCTGGTGAAGTGGTTCGATAGGTGCCGGTGGTTCGGCTGTCAGTGGGTGGATTGGCCTACCGGCAGCGCTCAGATTCGGGTCGAAAAGTGCTCCAGGTGCAACGCAGAGAGGCCGAAACATGCCTGACCTGCTCCTCATCTTAGCCTTTGTCGCCGTCGTGTGGTGGCGTGATGGGTGTCCACTTGTCTAGCATCTGGCTAAGAGTGACGCATCCAGGCGGCGCACCGTGGCACCCGGGGTTGAACGACATCCAGCACGCGGCCGAGATGCGCTGCTATGTCAACGGCCGGGGTTACTTCAAGTGTCACGGTAACGAGCAGGGTTTTCGCAGTTGGGTTACAGGCAAGGGCTTAGAGGTAGGGCTTTCACCCGCTCCTGAGCCTGTTGACGTGGGCTCTGTACTGCGTCTAGGGGTGGAGTAGTGTTCGAGCCTATGACCGCCATAGAGCGGGGCGTCTACGACCTTCTGCTACCGCGCTTCATGCACGGCACGAGCAACGTCACTCTAAGCCGGGTCGCCGGCAAACTCAGCCTCGAACCGTGGCAGGTAGGCAACGCCCTGTCATCGTTGGAGCGTAAAGGCTTCATCGTCTACAGCAAGGGCGATGGGTACACGCTGGCGGTGTGCCGGTGACCTTCAATGAGTTCTGGCTAGACCTGGGCCGCTACCTCATGGCCTGCCGTGCCTATGCTCAGTACAGGCGCAGGAGAGACGGGTTTTATGAGTACGTCGATAGTGAGGATATGCCGTTTTGAAAAGAGGGGTTGACATGGCTGCGCGGACAGATAGAGTCAGACGCATGACAGTTCAAGACCTTCGAGAATCGCGCGGTTGGAGTCGGACAAAACTCGCCGCTGAACTGGGTGTTTCTGAGCGCGCAGTGTACCGCTGGGAGTCGGGAACTATCCCGTACACGGACATGCGTAGAGACATTGCGTTGCTGTTTGACACGACGCCGAATGACATCGACTGGCACGGGCCGCAGCAAGCGTCTGCCTGATGTGGGTAAAACTAGACGACGGCTTCTGGTGCCACCCAAAGGTGGCGCTGTGCTCGCTCAGCGCCATCGGCCTGCATGCTAAGGCGATGTCCTACGCAGGGCAACAACTCACGGATGGACTGATACCAGAACAAGTGCTCTCCATGTTTTGTGCGGGCGTCGAAGGTGCGAACATTCTGCAAGAACTATTAGACGCCGGGCTGTGGCTGGACGCGGCGGACGGATACCGAATAAACAACTTTTCCAAGTACAACCCGAAGAAGTCGGCCGTCCAAAAAAAGCGCACTGCGGCCCGAAAGCGTATGCAGAATGTTCGCGCGAACAAACGACGAACAGACAACGAAGTTCACACGAACAAGCCGCGAAGTTCGCAAGGTGTTCGCTCTACCTCGCGCGCGCGTTTTCCCGACCCGACCCGACCCGACCCGACCCTAAATAAAGAGAAGGACGCGCGCGAGCGCGCTGGTGTCTCTGCTGGGAAGGGCAAGCGCAAGAGCGGTCCGTTCACAACAGATGCTTACGGTGCTCTGATGCGGTTCAACGAGGTACACCGCCAGGGTATGCGTGAATTGAAGAGCGCGGCGTACCTATCGATGGCCGATGCCCTTCTCAAGACCCATGCACTGGCCGACTTGCACGTGGTCACGGGTTGGTCTTGGGCTGTGGGCAATCTCGATGTCGCCGACCCGGCGCACGATCATCAGGCTAAGTGCTGCCTCACCAGCAACCCGGCGGCGCTGTGGAGGCCGTCAAAGTTTCAGGAGAAGCTCGACAAGGCGCGGGATTGGGAGTCGTCAGATTCACTGACGCTTACCAACGCTCTCAAGAGTTGGACTCACGTAGGGCTCAGGGACCAACAACCAGACGGCTGGTTCGATGAATTATGCCGGCGCAAACCCATCACCGAATGGGGCGACGTCTTCATGGCCGACATCGCAGACCACCCGCAAGTCGCTGTGGAGATAGCGCGGCGCAACGGGGTAGCGGCATGACCGTCACCGCTCTCGACTTCACCATGCCGACCGGCAGCAAGGACCACGAGCAAGCCACCCTTGCGCTGTTCTTAGCCTTCACCGAGTCCGATCGGGTGCTAGAGCATATCGACTTGCTGGAGCCTGAAGACTTCGCGGATGGCGTTCACCAGGAGGTATTCCGCGCAATCAAGACGGTTCACGATTCGCACGACTTCCCGACAGTGCCTAACGTCGGAGAACATCTGCACACGATAGGCAAACTTGAAGCGGTCGGCGGCGTGCAAAAGCTCATGCGCATCTGGGAGCAGGCGGATACGTCCTACGCTGTCAACAAGCGGGTGGGCCGTCTCAAGAACCAGTCCATGAAGCGGGATATAGCCCGTAAGGCCCTGGCGCTGGCCAACAAGGCCCAGAGGCGGGACAGCACGGTAGAAGACCTTATGGACGACTTAGCTGCGTTCTCAGCGGCTACAGTGGCCCAGAACAAGTACAGCCACGAGATGTCCGAGGCTGTGGCCAAGATGGTAGACGGGGTGGAGCGGCGATCTCGCGGTGAGGACATGGCCCTTGGTACGGGCATCATGGCCATTGATCGCAAGGTCTGCATGATGGACGGCGATCTGGTCATCCTTGCTGGTGAGTCGTCGTCGGGCAAAACGGGCTTAGCGATGGACATCGCCGCTAATGTGGCGTCCACCGGCAAGCGCGTTGCCGTGTTCAGCGTCGAGATGAGCGCCGAGTCCATCGCGATGCGCATGGTGTCCAGGCACGCGGGGCTATCGCTGTTCCGGCTGCGGTCCGAGCGGCTGTCTGATCATGAGGTGTTCAGGCTCAAGTCCGCTGCTGCGTCCATCGAGTCGTACAACGTCATGATCGACGACAACGGCTCAGCGTCTCTGAATTACGTCCAGAAGGTGGCGCGGCGGATGCACGCCAAGGAGCCGCTACAGGCGGTCATGGTGGACTACATCCAGCTAATGCGGCCGACCGATGCCAAGTTGAACCGAGAACGACAGGTCGGAGAGATAAGCACCGGGCTCAAGGCGCTAGCTAAGGAGTTGGGATGTCCTGTCATCGCTCTAAGCCAGCTGAACCGAGCGCACGCATCGCGGACAGACCGACGGCCTGTCAAGAGCGATCTGCGGGACTCAGGGCAACTCGACCAGGACGCCGACGTGATTCTGATGGTCTACAGAGAGGCTCAGCACAACGACAAAGCGGACAAAACCAAGGCGCTGGTGAGGGTACAGAAGCAACGCAACGGGGAGATATGCGACGTCGAGGTGGCGTTCACAGGCAAATACGCCCATTTCTCCGACAGCAAGACAGGCGGATTCTAAGGAGCAAGATCGCATGACACCTACACCCGAACGACACTGCAATCAACCAGAGGCCGCCCGCTGGTGTGCGCAGGTTGGGTTGCTGTGAGCGCTGTCGGATGTGGTAGAATGGATGCGCGCGGGGGAGGCAACCCCCGCAGCGCAACACAGCGCCTACAACGGAGGCACCATGCAAGACAACTATAGCACCGTTCTACCTATCGCCAGCATTCGCCTGGACGGCGGCACCCAACCCCGAGCATGTATGGACGCGGCTATCATGGCTGAATATGCGTCTGAGTTCGAGACAGGCGTTGCACTGCCACCAGTGGCGGTGTTCTTCGACGGCGAGGACCACTGGTTAGCGGACGGCTTTCACCGTCTCGGCGCGGCTAAAGCGGCAGGGCTGGAGACGATAGACGCGACCGTGAAGCAAGGTAGCCGTCGTGACGCGGTACTCTACAGCGTTGGGGCCAACGCTGAGCATGGTCTACGACGGACCAACGCGGACAAACGGCGGGCTGTGGAGACGTTGCTCCGGGACCCGGAGTGGTCCCAGTGGTCTAACCGGGAGATAGCGCGACAGTGCGCGGTAAGCGAAGGAAGCGTTCGCAACGCGATCGTATCGCTATCTGCGCAACTTACGCAGATAGAAACGCCCCGGAAGGTCACGCGCAACGGCACTACCTACGACATGGACACCGCTGGGATTGGTAAGCCTGTAGAGGCTGAACCGCAACTATTTGACGCGCCGAGTCATCCGCGTGTGGTTGCTGGCGAGGCTGACATTCTGGAGGCCGCAAAGCAGATACGTGACGCCAAAGCGCAGACTCGCAGGGCTGAACGGGTCGAAGCCCTGAACAAGATTGAAGAAGGCAACGCGCCGATGCCTGTCGGGTCGTACCATGTGATCTACGCTGACCCACCATGGCGCTATGAGCATGTCAAGACGGCCAGTAGGGCCATAGAGAATCACTATCCGACCATGACGCTAGAGGACATCTGCGCCCTGCCTGTGGGCAATCTGGCTCACGAGGACGCCGTTTTGTTTATGTGGGCGACATCGCCGAAGTTGGCCGAGTCCATGAGGGTCATCACGGATTGGGGGTTCACCTATCGGACCTGCCTCGTGTGGGTCAAGGACCGCATAGGAATGGGTTACTACGCCCGCCAGCGCCACGAACTGTTGCTGGTCGCAGCTCGTGGTTCCCTCCCTGTCCCTGAGCCCGCTACACGCCGTGATTCGGTCATCACAGCACCCCGCGACGAGCACAGCGCAAAACCCGACGAAGCCTACGAGGCCATCGAGGCCATGTACCCCGGCATCAGCCGGATTGAGTTGTTCTGCCGGCGACCTCGTGACGGCTGGTCCGCCTGGGGGAACCAGGTATGAGCGATATTGTTCACCGTTTTGACGAGTGCCTAAAGTGGTCGTCAGACCTATCCGACGAGCCCGCCTGGGTGGCGTTCTACAAAGAGCGGTGGCCCACGATGAGCCGGTGCGTGCAGGTTATCGAGGATGGCTGGGAGCAGCGGCACGGCATCGATCGGATCGTCACCTTGAGAACGGGTCAGCGGTTCACGATAGACGAGAAGAAGCGCGATACGACGTATGACGATGTGTTGCTTGAGATCGTTCATTCTCGGGGCTTCCAGCGCGGTCAGCCGTACAGGCGCGATACGACGGATAAGGTCGGGTGGGCCGTGGACATGACGAAGCGCTGTGACTATATCGTGTACACGATCCACAAGCGAAACCTGGTCTACATGATGCCGTTTGATCTCTTGCGGCGCACGACACGGCGTATGTTTCAAACATGGAAGAAGGTCAGGGGCGCATGGCCCAACGCGTCAGCAAATGACGGCTACTGGTCACTGAACGTCAGCGTTTCTTGGGTTGAGTTGACCCGCGCTATGAACGAAGAAATGAAATCGACGTGGCAGCGCGCCACGCCTGACCTTCTTTGGACCGACCGATCAGACGACGGACAAATTGAAATGGTGTGGGAATGACCGCGATTATCGGCATCGACCCCGGCCCAACACACTGCGGCATCGTTTGCCTTGAAGACGGCGCTGTGACGTTCGCT